ATGTCTAATCTACCAGCAATTGAAGTCGCAAAACGGGCGACCCATGACACCCGCAACCGCGTGCTGCTGTCCAAGACCAAGATAACCAGCATCGCCGACGCCAGCAACCGCAACCGCATGACCATCGCCAAATGGCTCGACGGCGACGACATGAGCCTCGCCGCGTTCGTGGCCGCACAGCAGTTATCGGGCGGAGACCCGGTCAAGACCTTGGCCACCGCGCTCGCTGGCAAGAAGGTATCTCATGCCTGAAATCCAGATTTTCAAATTTAAGAACAACCAACTCCGCTCGACATCGACGCCGCTGGCGAGCCGTGGTTCGTCGCCAAGGACGCCTGCGACATCCTAGCAGTGGAGACCAATCATCTTCGGCGTGATCTTGACTCTGACGAAATCACTGAGGCAACCAACCTCCCCAATTGGGAGGTTGGGAAGAATGGCGGTCGGCTCCCCTGATCGTCTCCGAGCCGGGTTTGTACAAGTTGATCATGCGCAGCCGCAAACAGGAGGCTAAAGAGTTCCAGCGTTGGGTAACGCACGAAGTCCTGCCCTCTATCCGCAAACACGGCGGCTACATGGCCGGACAGGAATCAATGACGCCGGAACAGATGACCTTGGCGGCGATGAACTGGCTTAGATCCAAAGTCGACGAACAGCAAAGGCAGCTAGAGGCACAAGCTCCCAAAGTGCTATTCGCAGACGCGGTAAGCGCCAGTAAGACCGACATTCTGGTTGGCGAGCTGGCGAAGATACTCAAGGGCAATGGGATTGACATGGGCGGTACGCGCCTGTTCGCGTGGCTGCGCGAGAACGGTTGGCTCATGAAGACGGGCAGCAGCCGGAACATGCCGACGCAGAAGAGCATGGAATTGGGCTTATTCCGCATCAAGGAAACGGAGATTACCCATTCGGACGGTCATATCACGGTGAATAAGACACCGAAGGTGACGGGCAAGGGTCAGGCGTTTTTCGTGAACCTGTTCCTCTGTGGGAAGGCGGTGACGTGATGAAAGTCCGCGATGCATATAGATTGGCCGTTCGATTTATCGGGTATGGCGCAACTTTGCTGTTGGTTGGCGGGGCAATCGCCGTGCACCTTACGGGGTATGTGATGGCGCACGACGAAAGCCTTATGGAACGAATCGAGGAACGGCTACGCCAGTAGAGACTCCCCATAGCCCAAATGCAAACGATTGGTCATTTTTGACTTCCTCCCATAGCTAGTAGTTAGGCAATATCCAGCTTAGAGGGAAGCGAATCGACCCGTAAAAAACCAGAGAAAGGAAACATCATGGTCTGGTTCGTCATCGCAATCATCCTCCTGCTCATCGGGGTCGGCGCCGTCGCCGTCGCCCTTGCCGGCGGCGGCGCCGGCGCGGGCCTCGGCTTCATCCCCATCGTCGTCGCTGGTCTGCTGATGATTCCCGCCTGCCTGTACTCGCAGGATGCGGGAGAGGTCGTCGTGCTGAAGAACATGGGCGGCTCCATCGCCGGATATTCCGCCGACGCGGGATTCCATGGCAAGCTCCCGTGGCAGTCCACCATGCAATACGACACCCGCAACAACGTCATCAGCTATGTGGCCAAGGGCGAGGAGGACTACGACGGAGGCTCGGCACGAGGCCCGCAGGTCACCGTCAACGACAAGAACGGCGCACAGGCCGACATTGACATCCAGGTCAACTATTCGCTCGACCCGAAGTACGCGATGGACCTGTACAAGGACTACGGCAAGCAGACCACATTCGTGAAATCGGTGGCAGCAGTCGACGTGCGCAGCGTGCCCCGCGAGGTCTCCGGCCAATTCGACACCATCCAACTATTGACCGATCGCAGCAAGTACACCGCCGCCATCCAGAAGGCCCTGACCGCGAAATGGAAGGACATGGGTCTGCGCGTCGAACAGGTCAGTGTGCAGGAGATCCGCTACCCCAAGTCCATCACCTCGAAGTACGCGGAGGCACAGGCCGCCGAGATCGACAAGCAGAAGGCATTGAACGAGCAGGAAGTCGAGAAGACCAAGGCCGAGACCAAACGCATCAAGGCGCAGGGCGAGGCCGACGCCAACAAGGTGCTCAACGACTCCCTGACCGACAACGTGCTCAGACAGCACTACATCGACGCATTGCAGAATGCCGACCAGCTGGTTGTCACCCCCGAGGGATCCAACACCCTCATCCAACCCAAGTGAGTCAAACCATGAACGCCAAGGATTACGGCCATCACTTCAGCGGCTATCGCAGGTCCGACGAGTGCGAGCCGTCCCAAGGTTTCATGCACCGTCTCGTGCTCTGGATCGTCGCGTACGCGGTGTGCGTCGGCTGGATGATGACTCACATGGGGTGCGCGCATCCCATCGAAAACGGCATCGCCGCGCTCATTGGCTTCGGTTTCGTGCCGCTCCGACTGATCGATCTGGTGTTGAGCGAGGCGGGCGTCGAATACGAATAACTGTCTTGCCGGTCGGCGTGGAAAACCGGCTGACAATCGGAAGGAAAACCGCAAACCCTCGTGATAACCGAAAAAACCAAAACAGATACTGTGTCTGTTTTTTGAACCGGCGTCGGCCTTGTTACCACCGTTTGCTTCTCGGGCCGATGCCACGGGCGGCGCAGGTTGCCCCCAGTCAAGATCGCGTAGGTCAGGTGTGCGCGGCAAAGACCGGGATCACGCTTCGATGCGTGGCCGTCCACGACCGAAAGGTTAAAAAAAGAAAACCCCCGCTGGCACGGGGGCGAAGAAAGGATCTCCAATAGAAAGGATAACCCCATGAGCGTAGAAACACCGAACCTCATGAGTGTGGCCCAGCTCGCCGAACACTACGGGCGGGCGAAGAAGACCATTCAGAACAAGCTCACCCGAGGCTGGGGGCCAGTGCCGGTATTGGACCCGGACACGGGACAGGTGCTCGGCTTCCGCGTCGAGGAGGTGAACCGTTTTGACCAGCGCAACCAACGCACCCGCAAGCAATACCTGTATGACTGATCTGCCTAACGACATGTGGCTGGCGGTCGCCGGGAAGCTGCTCAAAAACCTTGACATCCTTACCGCGCACCCCACACGGCAGAGCCTCGCGAGCCTCATCGGACTGAGCGTCCACGAGGCCGGGCTACGGCTCGTCGGACTACGAGAGGATATGGATGACGGACACGGTGGAACTGTGGAGTCCGATCACGGACGATGGCGTGCGCATGACGCCGGGCGAATTGATCGTGGAGTTTATGGATCTTATCAGCGACCGGAACAGTCAGACCGGCAACCCGTACCTGTACGTGATGCCGTTGCCGAACATGGTCGTCATCGACAGGCAACGGCGCAGGGTGAGTGCACGAGTGGAATATGTCAGCAAATCGAAGCTAAGGAGCAGCAATGAAACGAGTGACCGTTGACATGGCAGCACAGGCGACCGGCCTGTTCGACGTGCACCGTTTCCGCCAGCGCACGAAGACGGATCGTGAGAGTGCGTGGCGCAAGTTCCGCGCACTGGGCGTCGGCGGCTCGGACATGAGCACGATCCTCGGCCTCAACCCGTACTCGACCCCTTACGAGCTGTGGTTGGAGAAGACGGGCCGTCAGCAGCCGGAGGACATCAGCGGCAAGTGGGCGATCGTCAAGGGCAACGCCTTGGAGATCGAACTGCGCCGCCGATTCCGCCAACTGCACCCGGAGTACCAGGTCATCGACGGCACCGACATCAGCCTCGTGTCCAAGGAGCATCCGTTGATGCACGCCTCGCTGGACGGTTTCCTCTACGACTCCGAATCGGATTCGTTCGGGGTGCTGGAGATCAAGACCGCGAACGCGAACCGTGGGCGCACCGACTGGCACGACGAGACGGGCGAGCTCGTGGCCCCGCAGTACTACATGGCGCAGGTCACGCATTACATGGCCGTCACCGGCTTCCGCTGGGGGTATTTCTACGCGGACATCGGCGAGGCGGAACCGGTCGAGGTTCGTTTCGAGCGAGACGAGGACGACGTGAACGCCGTGGTCAAGGCCGCCGAGGACTTCTGGGGTTTCGTCACCCGCGGCGAAATGCCCGCCCTGACCGGCGCGGACGTGGACAAGGCGCAATCCATGCCACCCTACCCGGACGGCTACGAGCAGGTCGTGGACCATGAATTCGACGACCTCGCCGCCATGTACTCCACGTACGCGCAGGCCGAATCCAACGCCAAGAAAGCGAAGGAGAAGATCGCCGACCAATTGAAGGCGATGGTCGGCGCGGAACGCGAGGGCCTGATCAGCGGCGGATGGAAGGCCGGATACCGGACCGTCCACTACAAGGAGAAGCCAGCGATCGAGGCGAAACCCGCATACGACCAGAGACGATTCACCATCACCCAACTCAAAACCAAGTAAGGAGAACCGATATGGGACAGTTAGCGACGCAGGCGCAGAACGCGCAGATGCAGACGATGAACCCGCAGAAGAACATGAAGAGCCTGCTGGAGAGGAGCTGGCCGCGCATCGCGGCCGTCATCGGCAACAACCTCAGCCCGCAACGCCTCTACCAGATGTACGTGAGCACCATCAACCGCGAACCGCAGCTCGCCAACTGCGGCGTGGAATCGGTGCTGTCCTGCTTCATGAAATGCGCCGCATTGGGCTTGGAACCGTCGAACGTGGACGGATTGGGACGCGCCTACATCCTGCCCTACGGGAACAAGAACTACCGCACCGGACAGAAGGAAGCCACACTCATCATCGGCTACAAGGGCATGATCGACCTCGCACGCCGCAGCGGCCAGATCAGGGACATCAGCGCCCGAGCAGTCCATGAGGGCGACGAATTCACCTACAGCTATGGCCTGAACGAGGACCTGCGGCACGTGCCGTGCGCGAAGCCCGGCAAGCTCACCCATGTGTACATGATCGCGAACTTCAAGGACGGCGGGCATTACTTCCAGGTGATGAACGCCGACGAGATCGAGGCGGCGGCGAAACGCAGCCCCAGCTACGGCAAGACGGTCAGCCCGTGGAAGTCCGACTATGAGGCCATGGCGAAGAAGACGGTAATCCGACGCGCGTTCCCCTACCTGCCGGTCAGCGTGGAGGCCCGCGACGCGGCCGCAAGCGACGACCAGACACCGGATTATTCCGACGTGTTCCGTCCACTGCCCACCGTGACTGCGGACGATTCGCCGGTTGACGTGAGCGTGGACGAACCCGAGGAACCGGAACAGCCGCAGCCGTCTCCCGTCGAGGCGAAGCGTTCTGAGATGATTCGACGCTTCCAGACCTTGGGCGTGGCTTCGGACGCGGAGGCGTGCGAAACCATCTCGAAGATTCTGAACCGCGAAGTGAAAGCCAGCGACGAACTGTCGGAGGCGGAGCTTGACAAGGTGATCGGCCAGTTGAAGGCCGGCGTGAAGGAAGGTGAGTGAGACCATGGCGGGAAAAGCGACCATCATCATCCAGGGCACGGCGTGGGGCGTGCGAGAAACGCAGAACGGCAAAAGGTATCTGAGCGTATCGGTGTCGCCCGGCTACCGTGACCGGAACGGCAACTGGAAAAGCCAGCCGGAACATTACTACTCGGTGTGGCCTGCGGGCTACGCGAACCTCAACCCCGTGTTCGACCAGATCGCCCAGCTGCGTCAGAATCAGGACCAGTTCGTGGACGTGACCATCGTTGGAGAGGTCAGCGGCTGCGACGCCTACACGAACAAAAATGGCGGGCTTGCCGCATCCTGTTCGGTCAGCGCCAGCGCCGTCGCCATCACGAACGTGAGGTAGAAGGGCGGCGGACAGTCGCAGGGCTACGGCGCTCAGGGCGGCTACACGCAGCAGCCGCAGGGCGGATACCAGCCGTCGCAGCCACCGGCCTCAGACCCGTGGGCCAACGGCGGCAGCGCCCCGGAGTTCTGACATGTTGCATTTGTATCACGATGAGACGCCGCCGGACGTGGAACCTGTCTGCCCTACTCACGGATGCCCCGTGTATCCGGCAAGGCCGATCCCATGCCCGCAGTGCGCGGAGGAAGCCGACGAAATAGTCGAAGAATACGGATTGGAGCGATGATGGCGAATCCAAGTAAAAGCAAAGGCACAAGCCTTGAGACGTGGACGGTGCGTTACCTCGCGTGGGCGTTGCAGGACACGCGCATCGACCGCATGCCGTTGCACGGCAACAACGACCAGGGCGATCTGATCGGCGTCATGTTCCACGGCGAACCGGTATGCGTGGAATGCAAGGACACGCACCAGCCGAACTACCGCAAACACTGGCGGGAGCTCAAAGTGGAGATGGCGAACATGGACACGCCCTACGGCGTGCTCGTCCAACACCGCAGGGGCGTGGGCGTGAAAAGCCTCAAGGGCATGGCCCGACAGATGGCGATTCTGAGCGTGGACGTGCTTGAACGGTTCCTCGCCGTGTTCTCGGAGCTGGGCGAGGAGCACGCGCTCTTCGCCGTGCGCCTGCGCCGCGAGTTGAAGCCGGTGCCCAACAATCCGACGCTCGTGTGGATGCCGCTCGAACGGTTCGCGCTCCTGTTGAATGACGGCCTGCCGTTGGGACCGGACGATGGCCAGGACTAACCCGCACGCCTACATCGGTGGTAGCCGTCGCACTGGTTCGCATGGCGGCTACCACCGCAAGCTCAAAACCAACAGTGAGGGGCCGAAGCCCAGCGAGATAATCGCCGCCAGCCCCGAACTGCTGGCGTTGATAGCCAAATACAGGAGAGGTAAGAGAAGGAGGCCGACTGATGCGCATGAGGCTCATCAAACCGGAGATGTGGAGCAGTGACGATTTCATCTCGCTGTCCGATTTCGGCCAGCTCATGTGGGTTGGTCTCATCAACTACGTGGATGACAACGGCGTTGGCAAGAACAATGTTCTGGACATCGCCGCCGACGTGTTCCGCAAACGTCTTGCCGACGACCCTTCCGAGACTTTTCGGAATATTACGGAAAGTCTCGGAGAAATGCAGAAGCGTGGCATGGTGACATTGTACGAGGCTGAAATCGACGGCAAGACGGTCAGTCTGCTGTTTTTGACGAACTGGGATCGCCATCAGAAGATAAGTCACCCGGCGAAGCCTCGTTTTCCGCGTCCTGAAGCCGATTCCCAAACACTTCCGAAGATTACGGAAGATTACGGTAATCCTCCGAAATCTTCCGCTCTAATCAGGGATCAGGTATCAGGTAATCAGGTATCAGGTAACAGGGAAACGCGCGAGGCCGAACCGGCCCCGCAAGAGAGCGCCGACGAGGATTATCCCATCGAGTTCGAACAGTTCTGGCAGACCTATCCGCGGCATGCCGGCAAACGCAAGGCGTACGCGGCTTGGCGGAAGGCGCGGCGGAAAACCAACAACACGTTCCTGCTCGCCAAAGCCCAGCAGTACGCCGCCGACCCGAACCGTGAGCCCGGCTACACGCTCACCCCGGCTAACTGGCTGGACGGCGAGCATTGGGACGACGACCCGCTGCCGGCCAAACCCGAGCCGACCGCACGCCCCTCGCCATCGGCGTGGAACCGTTCGCAGGCCAATCAGGATGCGAACGCGGCGCTGATAGCCCACTATGCGGCCGAAGAAGCCGCCGAAAACCGATCACTGGAAGGAGTCCTGACATGCTGACGCTCAAGGAGAGCACGCTCGTTCTGGCGAAGATTCGCGTGCATCACGGCAACGCGGCCATCACCGACCTGGAGGCTCGCACGTTCCACGAGGAGCTTCGCGCGGACATGACGCTCGGCGAGGCGTTGGAGGCGGTGAAGCGCTTCTACGCGGACAGCAGCACGGGCCGTTGGTGCGGTTCGGGCGATGTGAATGCGATCGTGCGCCGGATGCGTAACGATGCGAAGCCCTCGGAGGTGCAGATCGCGGAGGAATGCGAGGCGCGGGGACTGGAGGGCGATAGGGCGTGGATGTACCGCCGCCAGCGGATGCTCGGCAACGGCCCGGAGCAGGCGCAGCAGCAGGCGTTGACCATGCGCAACCCGCTTGAACTGCCCGCCGCCAAGCCGAAGCCACGTTCCACGGCCAGACGGTTCGCGGGAGCCTCACGACGCGGCATGGCCTCGCTCGGCTCGATGCTGGGAGGCGCGTGATGGCCGAAAAGTTCCCGATCCCGCAGGAGCGTGCGATGCAATGGCTGCTCGAGGCCACGGAGATTGGCGGCATGAGCAGGCCAGAAACCGCGTTGCACGCCTATCAGTCCGGTTTCACGGCGGCGCTTGACCTGTGCATCGAAATCGAAAACGCAATAAACGGGTCTGAGACAGGTAAACATGATGAATCCTAAAAGTTATCGCATTCGCACTGAAAACCCGTCAGAGAGGCTGTTGGACGGCAAAACGGGGCATGTATGGTCACATCGCTGGAATCCGATTGCAGACCGGAGAGTTGCCGCCCACTCCCCCGACCCGCATTGAACCGAATTGAACCATGAAATTGAACTCATATTGAACCAAGGAGACGAAATGAACAATAAACCATTTTGGCAGGATAAGACCTGCAAGGAGATGGCCGGACTACATGTCAAGGTCACGTTTAAAAACGGCGATGAGATAACCGGAATGACGAACGTTAACGGCGATCTTAAGATACCGGATACAAACAACACTATCGCCCTATCATTTAATTATGGTGACTCCGATTTTGTCCCAAGGGATGAAATTGAGTCCATCGAACTATTGGATTCCACAAAGTATGAGCGTATCGAAAATATAGATGATGTGCGCGTAGGAGACATATACGTTGCTACGGACGGCAACAAATACACAGTCACATCACGTTCGCTGAGCAATCTTTATCCATTGCGAGTAATGATCTGCAAGGGAGATAATTACGCCCCTCCCCGTAATTACTTCGACCACGCCTTACGTCCGAAGTCGAAGCTGCCCGACCATGATGGACTCTGGCTAGACAAGGGTGATGGCCTGTGGTTAGTCACCGGGGCAACGGTGATTGAGATTGCCCCGAAGGACCCGCCAGCAGCCTCAATCTCGTACCCTGCTTCATCGGTCGAAGCCGCGGAGCGCCTATCTCTATTTGCCCCGTTCCGACTGGCCAAGGCGGTGGAAGCATGAGCAATCGTATCGTGAAATTGCCTTCGGTTGAATCTTTCGGACATCTCACGCCCGACAAGTGGCTTTTGCTGAAAACCCTTGAGGAGTCGGCGGAGATGGTGGAGGCCGGGAAACAATACCTGAAAGCCAGCGACCCGACAGACCCGAGCGGCATTGGCCGGGAGTTCGATGACCATGCGAACTGTCTCGCCTGCTTTGGGGTGAACGTGGGCGGCGAGCTTGGCGATGACCGGGACAGGGCGAAGGCCGGATGGATAGGTTACGTGCGCGACCAGCGCCGCCAGGCCATGCTCGACGAGCTGGCCGACGTGTTGCAGACGGTCGGCAACCTGATTACCGCGTTCGACATCACCGACGAGGAACTTGCTCAGGCTATGGACGATTGCCTCGTCCACAATCAGGAGAGGGGACGGTTGTGAGCATCATCAGCAGTGACGCGAAGTGGGCTGTCCTCCGACGAGGTGTCCGTCTATCCCCCGAGGAAATACGTGGCACGACCAAGAGCAAGGAATACGAGGCCGGTTTTATCGCCGGAGCCACACGTCAGCCCACGGAAGAGGAAATCGAAGCCGCCATAGGCGAAGTCCGGAAGTTCATCGTGCTTCCCGGCGGGTATTTGGAAAACATCATCAGAATCGCCTTCAACGCGGCGAGGAGAAAGGCAACAGAAGAATGAATCTTTTAGATGAAACCAAGGGTGCGATCTCACAAAGCGAGCATTCGACCGATGACGTTCGATTCGTAGGCTCCCGCGACGAGAAGCTGGGAATTCCGTGGAGTCAGGCCGAAAAGGTGCTCGACATCGATTACGACGACGGCTACGGCGGTCAGGAGATAGCCGCCGATCTGGTCGTGGTGTTCACCGATGGCGGTTTCCTGCGCCGCGAAGAATACGACGGCAGCGAATGGTGGGAATATGAGCCACCGTTCAGAGGCCCGGAGACGCAGAAACCGTTCAGGCTCGTGAAGCTGACCTATTTCGCGGACTCGCTTGAAGACATCAATTACCCGATGGAGGCAACGGAAGAATGAACAATCTTATCCAGTGCGATATGTGCGGCGACCTCATGACCAAACGTTGGGGCGAAACCATTGACGGTAAGACGTATTGCTGTGATTGCGTTCCGAAGAAGCGTCTCATCGATTCGGGTGAGCCGACCGAGTTCGATGGTACCGACGAAATCGTATGCCCTTACTGCGGGCACCGATACGAAGATTCGTATGAATGCGGCGGCAATGACGAATACTTCGAGGAGGAGTGCGAGGACTGCGGACGAGAGTTCAACGTGACTCGCATCATCGACATCAGCTATGACACCAAGCCGAAGGAGTCAACCAATGAGTGATTACAGGCAGCGGATGATCCGCGAACATCGAGAATTGCAGGAGCATATCAGCAAGCTGGCGCACATGCTTGAGGGCTACGCGGAGGGCACGTTGGACTTCACGGCCGCGTGCTCCTTCCAGCTCCTTGAAAGCCAATTGTACGCGATGGGGACATACGCGAACATCTTACAGGAGCGTGCGCGTATCGAACAGGTGGATTTAAACGCGCCTCTTGAGGGAGGTGAGTCTGGTGAGGTTCCACAGGATCAGCCCATGCCCCAAATGCGGGGGCAAGACCTACAAGCTGATCTACGAGAGTCTGGGGGGGGGTGGACGATGAGCTATAAGGCGAGGATATTCACCCGCAAAGAACTGAAACAAGGCCTGCACGAATACCTGTACAGCGTCAATCGGCCAATCAACATCAATGCGATGGGTGACTACATCTACGACCATTACGGCACGGAAACCGAGGTGGAGGAATGAGGAAACCGTTTGCTGACTGGGATTTGGAGAATTTCGTTGGACTGGCGATGCTCGCCTGCCTGACGCTGATCGTGGTGTCCGGCATGGTGGCCATCGGATTCGTCTGCTGGACTGCCACGCAGACACCCGTACAGCCGGAGCAGACCATCATCCAACAGGTCGAAACCACCGGCGACGTGAAACGCCTCTGCATCGAAGCCAAGACCGATGGGCGCATCGACGCCATGAGCTGCCAGCTCATCGACCCACATACTGGAGGCGTGAAATGACCAGTCAGACAATCCGCGACAAGGTGCTCGTATGGCACGCACGCGGCTACAGCGCAACGGAGACGGCCCGTCAATTGGGCCTGCCGTTGGAGGCAGTACGCGCGATCATCCGCAATGGCGACGGACGACCGAAACCACCACGCAAAGTCGAATTCATCGAACCTCCGCTGTTCGAGGCATGACCCGCGACACCGAATAAAACGAAACCCTCCACCACAAGGCGGAGGGCACGCTCACCAAAGCACAATCATAGCCGAGACGTGGAGGGTTTCAAACAATGTCCATCACCACCAAACCATGCCAATACTGCGGCAGCCAGCAGGTCGAAGCACCGTGGACGCTATGCCAGGACTGCCGCCGCCGGTACGCGAAAACACTCCACCAGCTGCGCCGCAACATGCAACTGTTGCAGCGCGTCGCACGGCATGAGTACAAGCTCGGCGAACCCGGCGACGGGGGCAAGCCATCAGGCGGCGAGGCACCCGCGCCAGTCAACGTGCACGCCATCGACCTGCTGGACGAAGCCGAATCATTGTTGCAGGACGCATGGTGCGACGCCGGAGCCGTGTGGAGCGACAAATGGCAACGCCTCATCCCCCGCATGCAAACCCACCTCGCATGGCTATGCCAGGCACACAACGCGGGACGATTCCTCCGCCAGCTCATCAAAATGACCCAACGCATCGAACCACTCGTTGACCGTCAGCCACGCACACGTCGCATCATCGGCGTATGCCCCGAATGCGGACGCGAGGTCATGGCCGCGAAGGGCGAATCGCTGCTGCTGTGCAAATGCGGCAACCCCATCAACGTGGCCGAGCTACGCGAACAAAGCCAAGCCAAGGCCGAAACCATCCACCTGACCAAGACACCGGCAGGCATGAGCGAATGGCTGCGCGAAAACTACGGATACGAGGTCAGCCGCAAGACCATCACCGACGCATTGAGACGCGGCAAACTACCTAGCAGCAAACCCGTCGAAAACGGTTACTGGGAATTCAACATCCGCGAAATCGTATCCTTCGCCATGAGCCGAAACAACCGATAAGAGACAATATGACCACCGAAAAACTGCATCACATCGGAGCCGACCTATATCTGCCCAATGACTTCGCGGAATATGACATGCCCACGGAATATGACGGGCTCAGCGTATCCGTGACAATTCACTGGGACTCCGCCAGCGCAGAACACCGTCTGACGAAAATCGAAATCAAAAGCCGAGACGGCAACATCAACTCCGGCACCATCGGGCGTCTACGCCCAAATAAGCTGAAAAGAACCGCCATCGGAAAACATATCCTGCACAAATTAAGCCCGACGCGATATGAATGGTGGCAGTTCAAACCACTTCCACGAAGAAACCATCGTCGCGGACTTAACGATGCCGAACTGAAGAGCCTCGCTCGAATCTATGTTGCGGCACGCTACGGCGACGCACACGACCGGTAACGACATCATCAAGGATGCGTGCTGCCCCATGGACACCATCGCCTTCGTCAATAAGCCGACCGGAGTAGGAATCCCCCGCCTTCAGGCGGGGAAGGAAGTCAATAGAAAGCATAGGGAGATACGAAAAATGCTGAAAATCGAGAAGACACTGAAGGAACTGCGCGACCTTCAAAACACCTTGCATGACCTCGGAATCGAAATGTCCATCAAGGATGCGGACGCCGAAACGAAAAGCGATTACGAGGATGCGGCGATGACCATTAACGTATACGAGCCGTGTCGCTGTTTCGCATGGGTCGGCATGGACGGCGTGATTCACATGAGGTGGAATTCGTATCCCGATGCCTTCGCGTGGTTTCGGATGAACCTGCTTTTGGACCTCGCTCGCGGCTACATGCTGAAAGCGGACAACATCACGAAATCCTGGACGCATCTTCGCAGGAATCTCGACGGCCAGGATGCCGAGATGCCTCTCCCCGACAAGCTGGCCGGAAGGAAAGCGGAATACGAGGATGCGGCAAACCGACTGCGCGACCTCATCAAAGCCGACCCGATTGCAATGGATTTATCCCCTTACGAATGCGAACGCCTTGAAAGGTTCCTCCGCGACCCGCAGAAGGAGCGTCTTCTGGAGTATGACCCGGACGACCCGTTTTATCGGGATATGTTCAACAGGAGCTTGATTGACCGCGACGGGCTGACCGAACTGGGGCGGAAGGCCATGGAACGCTACGTTGCGTCGGTCTGACGTACACGAGACAGTGGCTAACCTCATGCACATCAGCAAGGCAACAGCCGGCCGCTGGATCAATCAAGCGCGTGAGGCCGGATACATCGCCAACATTCCCGTCAAACAAGATTTCAGACAGGAGTAGGCTGCCGCCACCCCGTGGTATACTCCGTATCAGGATTACTGTGAAAGCCTCAGAGGATACGTCTTCTGGGGCTTTACTCATACCCACACACGGTCATGCGACATGACACTCAACCGGCATGACCACCTATGCGCGTAGCTCAGCAGGTAGAACAGCGGTCTCCAAAACCGCAGGTCGTTGGATCGAAGCCAACCGCGTATGCCACACAAAACATCCGCAATGCGAGGTGACTGCAACATGGTCAGCTACAGTCGACAAGTCCGCAAAGGCGGAAGACAATTCGAAAAAGACCGCAAAGCCTTCTTTAACGAATGCAAAGCCAACCACCGCCCATGCTGGCTCTGCGGAATGCCCATCGACTACGACGCACCCCAAAACACCACAGACGACTCATACAACCTCGACCACTTCTACCCAGTAACTAAGAGGCCAGACCTGCAACACGACCCCGCAGGCTTCCGCCCCAGCCACACCCAATGCAACAACCTTCGCGGCAACAAAGACCCAGCCACACCAATCGGCACACTCTCAAGACAATGGATCAAAACAGCATGAGCACCACCAAAGCAGACATAGACATCAATCCAGACGCTTACGAATTCGCCAGCCAATGTCTCGACGAACCCATGCGCGGCAGAACAGTCCTCATCGAGGATAGCAACGCCACACGCATCTGCCGCATCACGGGAATACATAACGGAGACATCGAATGTGAAGTACTCCGCACAGTCATCAAAGCCTAACCAACCGGGAGGGGCGGTAAAATCCCAAAACCAGCCGCCAACGGAACACTACCCGCATGGCCGCTCTTCCTCTCCCTCCGAAAATTATTCGATATTCGGCCGGGGTCGCGCGCGAAGGAGGTTCCATGCCGAAACAGTTTCCGCAGGAAACGGTGGCCGACGCATTGGAGCGTTCGCTGCGCAACGCCAAGCATCTGCGCGCGAAGGACGCAGCCACGGTCACCGCCGCCCGGGCCCTTGCATGGAAAATCGACCATTGGGACGAATTGGCGGAACAGGCCATATCGGACGCCGAAGCGAAGGGAAAGGGTGCCCGTCCGGCTGTGCCGCAGAACGACAATACCTCGCTGCCGACGTTCCTGAAATACTGCGCGGCTCTCGGACTGGTTCCCGAGGAGGAGAAGCCGGCGAAGCCGGCGAGGGGCAAGGCCGCCAAGCCCGAGGCGACTCCGGTGGCGGATGAGCTTGAGGAGTATTTGGCGAAAATCAGCTAGGAGGCGTCATGGGCATCGGCGAAATCGACGACGATGCCCATGGCATCACCACGCCGCGCATATTCACTCCCCCGCTGCGCGAACTGACGCCGGCGACATCAAACGGCTACGCGGTCATCGAGTTCGCCGAAAAGTTTCTCCACGTGCATCTTTACCCGTGGCAGAAATGGCTGCTGATCCACGGGCTTGAGCTTCTGCCGGACGGCTCCTACCGGTTCCGCCGAGTGGTTACCGAGGTCGCGCGTCAGAACGGCAAGACCACGGTGATGAGCGTGCTGTGCGCGTGGTGGCTGTTCGTCGACTCCACTCGCCACCCGGAATTGTCGCCGGCGTGGAAGTTTCTCGTGGTCGGTGCCGCGCAGACGTTGGATAACGCGCGCGCACCGTATCAGGCCGTGCTAAACTGGTGCAATCCGAATCCGGCTTCCGAGGGCGAGGCCGCTCTTGCGGTTCCGGTTTTGCAAAAACGTGTGCAGCGCGTCAACAATTCGCATGGCGAGGAAGCGATCATCTGCCGAAACAAGGCGCAGTACATCGTGCGAGCCGACAAGAACATCCGTTCCAAGAGCGCCAGCCGCGTCGTGTTCGACGAGTTGCGAGAGCAGCACACCGACGATGGCTGGAATGCGGTATCGCAGACCACGAAGGCCATCTGGTCCAGCCAGTTGTGGGGCATCTCGAACGCCGGCGACTATCGCAGCGTCGTGCTGCGCCGAGTCGTCGACGAAGGGCGCGCCCTGGCGGATTCGTGGAACGCTTCGGTTGAAACCGGCAAGCAGTCGCCGGACGAATGGGCCGAGGAGCACGACCCATCCTATGGGTATTTCGAATGGTCGGCTCCGGATAAATGCGAGCTGGATGACCTTGCCGGTATCCGTCAGGCGAACCCCTCCATGGGTTATGGGCCGATGACTTTTCGTAGCATCTCGGCTGACATCAACGGTATGACCGAGGCCGCGTATCGCACCGAGGTTTTGTGCCAGTGGGTGACCGCCGACATCACGCCGTACATCGACCCGAAACTGTGGAAGCGCGGCATCGACCCGAAGTCTTGTATCCCCGATGACGGGCGCGTGGTGCTCTCAGTGGACACCAGCGCCGACCGTGAGACCACCTATATCGCCGCCGCAGGCTACCGCGAGGACGGATTGCCGCACGTCGAATTGATCGTGCGCCGCGACGGCATGCTCTGGGTTCCGAAATACCTCAAAATGCTTCGCGAGGCTTGGCCGAACATCCACGAAATCGCCGTGCAGTCGAAAGGCTGTCCGGCGGTGGATTTCGCAGACCCGCTCGCGGAGGCGGGTTGGACGGTGCATCTCATCGAGGGCTTCCGCATGGGAGCCGCCACCAGTCGTTTCCGTGACCGAGTTAAGGAAAACAAACTCCGTCATCTCCCCCAGCCCGCCATCGAACAGCAGGTGAGCGTCGCCGTGACCCGCCGATTGGGTGAGGTCGAGGTGTGGGACAGGAACCAGAGCGCGATGCACATTTCCGGCCTCATCGCCGAATCACAGGCTTTGTATGCGCTCGAGACGATGAGCGGCGAGCCCGAGAAACCGAAATACGAACCCTCACACAACGTGAGGGTCACATTCTAGCCATCTCTCAAATTCGAAGGAGCCGTGGATGGGATTTCTGAATAATCTGCTGCACGTCCCGGCCGTGCTGGCGATGAAGACCGCCGAGCCGGAGACTCCGACCATCAAGGATTCGATGCCCGAGGCCATCAGCTGGCCCACCGACGCCGAATTCGCCGGATACGCAAACGGCATGTACTGCCGCGAATACGCGGTCCGCGTGGTCGTGGACTTCATCAGCCGCCAACTCGCCTCCCTGCCGCTCAAGGTGTATCGGAAGAACGCGGACGGCGACGCGGAAGAGGTGCGCGACGGCGCACTGGCCAAGCTCATCCGCCATCCGAGCGAATTGCCGGGCATGAGCCGCTACCGGTTCTATCTGACGCTTATCCGCGACATGCTGCTCGAGGACCGATGGCTGTGCACGCTCGGCACCGACCGAGCGGGCGACGGGAACACGCTGCGCCGCATCCCCACGGACGGCTACAGTCTCACGGCGAACGGTTTCGGCGAACTGACAAGCGTGACCATCAGCAGCGTCGACGGCAACAAGGGCGGCACCTATCGCCTGCCGGACCCGCGAATCGTGCTCGACATCGGCTACATCGACGGCCTGAACCTAGGCGACCCGATCACCAATGTGCTGCGCCCACTGCTCGCGGAGGCAAGGGCGATGGCGAAATACCGCAAATCGATAGCCGAAAACGGCTACCAGATACCCGCCTACGTATACCGGCCCAAGGAAATGCCCTGGGAATCGCAGGCCGACTACGACGACTTCACCCAAGGCTTGCGCAACTACGTGGCCGGCGGCGGCATGGCCGGCACATGGCCTGTATTCAAGGACGGCATGGAGATCCGCACCGTCGAGAACCTGTTCAAGCCTGTCGACATGGCCGACTTGGAGGCACGCGAGAAAATCAACGAACAGGTGTGTCTCGCATTCCAGATCTCGCCGGAAAACATCGGCTTCCGCACCGGCACTAACAGCAACATCAGCGCCTACAAAGAGAAACTCTGGAACGTGGAGTTGCTGCCGTATTTGGTGGCGTTCGAGGAGGCTTTGAACCTCACGCTTCCCGAGGCGGTTGGCGAACCGGACTGCTACATCAAGGCGAATTTGGACGCGAAGCTGCGCGGCACGATGGAAACCCAGTATCAGGCGCTCTCCACCGCCACAGGCCGTCCATTTATGACCACGGACGAAGCGCGCGAACTGCTCGACCGTCCGAAACTGCCGGGCGGCGACCAGCTGATAACCCCGCTCAACGTGAGCGAGGGAGGCCAGCCCAGCCCGCAGGACGGCGGCCAGACCCAGAACGCGCAACAGGGCGCAAGCCCGAACGGCAAGCAGATGCTCGCCGAATTCAAACGCCTCTACACGTATGACGCCGGTTTCCGCGCGTCATGGGACTCGATGACGAAGGGAGAAACCTCAGATGAGTCTTGATTATCTCGGCTACGAGCTCAAGGAGCTCAAGGCCACCGACAACAGTGGCGGAGGCGTGTTCTCCGGCTACGCATCCACGTGGGATAAAGACCTGTACGACGACGTGGTGGTCAAGGGCGCCTTCGAGCAGACCTTATCCGCCGACTTCAAGAACGGCGGTGCGGGCATCCCCATCCACTGGCAACACAAGGACGGCTCGCCCAACGATGTGATCGGCGAAACGCTCTCCGCCGTGGAGGATGAGCATGGCCTGCTCATCACCGCGAAATTGGATACCGACATTGCGGAGGGCAAGAGAGCCTATGACCTGCTCAAGCGTGGCCTCATCCACCAGATGAGCATCGGTTTCATCGCCGAAAAGACCGCATGGGTCGAGGACGAGGAATCGAAGAGCCCATGGGACGGCTACCGGGAGATTCGCCAGCTCAAACTGTTCGAAATCAGTCTCGTGCAGGTCGCCGCCAACCAAGGGGCCGAAGTGCTCGAGGTCAAGGCCGGCCGGGCCATCAGCAAGGCCAACGAGGACAAGATTCGCACAGCCTACGACGCGCTCGAAGAACTGCTCGACGCAATCACCGAAACCCCCGACGATGACGACCACGACGATTCCAAGCCCGATGACGAGCCGGACGACGATACGCCGGACGATTCGGACAAGCCCGAGCCGGAAGACGGCAAGGCGAAAAAGAGTTTTGACCCGCAGTGGGCCAAGGAAATCAGCGACTTCCTCTCGCTGGCAAACAACCAATAGAAAGGATGATCCATGGGTTACATGGAGAAGCTGGCCGCCGAGAAGAAGGCGGTCAAGGCCCTGTACGACAAGGGCATGGAGAACCTCACCGAAGATGAGGCTACCGAACTCAAGAACCATTACGAGGAGGCCAAGCGTTTGCAGGAGCGCGTCGACCTGTTCAAAGGCGTCAACGACCTGAACGTGGACGAGGCCAAGCCTCAGGCCAAGGCGGCTCCCGCCGCCAAGACGCTTGGCGATCTGTACGCGCAGGAGCTGAAGAAGGCCGGCATGACCGTCATCGGCACCAAGGCGCACCCGTTCGCTTCCAGCGAGTTCAAGGCCGCGACCGACACTCACGTGGCGGGCACCGGCACTGCGGGCACCGGTTACGGTCCGGTGGTCACGCAGGTCGACATGGACGGCGTCTGGCCGTATGAGCGTCCGCTCGTGGTCGCCGACCTGTTCGGCTCCGTCACCCTGAGCGGCAATGCCAACACCGTGGAATACCCGGTGTATGGCGCGCTCGAGGGCGGCTCGGGAACCGTGGGCGAGGGCGGCGCGAAGCCGCAGACCCATCTGCCGGCCCCCAGCTGGGAGTCCGACAGTCTCAAGGAGGTCGCCACCTGGTGGAAGGTCACCGACAATATGGCCGAAGACCTCTCCTACATCGTCTCCGAAATCAACAACCACGCCCGCTACAACCTGCAGCTGCTGGAAGAGACCCAGCTGCTGTCCGGCGACGGCACCAGCGCGAACGTCAAGGGCCTGCTCACCCGCGACATCCAGACGATGGCGCAGGCGGCTGATTCCGACCCTGACCGTATCTTCAAGGCCCGCACCAAGATCGCGCTGGCCACCGGCTTCCGCGCCGACGCCATCGTCATCAACCCCGCCGACTACGAGACCATCCGCCTGAGCAAGGATTCGAACGGCCAGTACTACGGCGGCGGCTACTTCGGCGGCCAGTACGGCAACGGCACCATCATGCAGGACCCGCCGCTGTGGGGTCTCAAGACCGTGGTCACCGAGGCCATCGCCCAGGGCACCGTCCTGGTCGGCGCGTTCAAGCTCGGCGGCGCAGTGATCCGCAAGGGCGGTCTGCGCGCCGAGTCCACCAACTCCCACTCCGATGATTTCACCAACGACCTCATCACGTTCCGCGTGCGCGAACGCATCGGCCTGCAGGTCAAGTACCCCAAGGCTTTCGTCAAGGTCGCACTGGGAAAAGCAGCGAAGTGACGCCTGACGCCGAGAGCATCGCCGTCAAACCCGACGCCCTCGCGATGAGGGTCGGGGAGACGGCGAGACTCGAGGTGTCAGTCCTCCCAGCCGAAGCGTCACAGGAGTTCGTCGCCCGAATCGCAGACCCGAGCATCGCAACCATCGAAAGCGAGGGGCTATGAGCGTCGTATCCTCCACGGAGGCAATCCCCGACATGATCCAGGATCCGTCCTTGTTCGACGCGGACGGATCCTTTTGGATCAAGGCGGCGCAGGCGGCCATCCGCCGCACGTGCGGCTGGCATATCACGCCGAACATCGAACTGTCGGGCGTGGTCAATTCGCGGGGAGGAAAGGTGATTCGCCTCCCCGCACGCCATGTCACGTCGGTGGATGAGCTGACCGATATCGCCGGCAACCGGCTGCACTACGCCTACGACCCCGCCACGGGTTTGGTGGAATGCACCGCCGGCGTTTTTCCGGCCGGCGTGGCCGCGATACGCTACCGCATCCACGCCGGTTATGCGCCGGACGAGGTGCCGGATGTGCAGGGGGTGCTCATTAACGCGGCGAAACGGGCCAGCAGCGCAGCCGCCGGCATCGTCCAATCCCAGTCGGTCAACGGCAGCAGCGTCACCTACAACGTGACCCTGATGGCCGACGAGCTGGCGAAACTCGACCGGTACAAGCTGGGAGCGTTGCCGTGAGCATCATCGATGACATCAACGCCTCCGGCCTGCCTGCGGCCACACGGTTCGTGCGTCTGCGCGCCTCGCGCAAACCCGACCCGTACAATCCCGCGCAGACCACCGAGGACTGGACGAAACCCGTCGAATTGGAAGTGCGAGGAGCTTTGGCTTCGAGCAGTTCGACTCGCACGCCCGACGTTTTGGACGTGCAGACCACGTCGACTGCGGTGCTCACCGTGGCCGACCCGAACGCGGACATCCGGATTGGTGACCGTATCCGACCCGAACCGGCCGATGGCCGCATGTGGGAGGTCAGCGGCTTCCCCAGCCGCGATGTCAACGCCTTTACCGGCTGGCAGCCCACATTGGAAGTCCAGCTCACCGAGTGGAGGGGGTAGCCGATGGCCGGAAGCGGACAGACCAGCATCAAGTTCAACGACGCGTTCTTCGACCAGATCCTCAACTCGGCCGGAGTCAGGGCCCTGACCCGTGGAGCCGCCGAAAAGGCGCTCGGCGTGGCCAAGGCCAACGCGCCCGTGGATACGGGAGCCTACCGCGACGGACTGCAGGTCGAGGCCGTGCAACGCGCGCACCGCACCACCTTCATGGTGGTCGGCCATGACGCGAAGACCATGCTGGTCGAGTCCAAGACCGGCAATCTGCGCAAGGCGTTGAAGGCGGTGAAGTTATGACGTTGATACTGCCTCCCGACATGGAGGCTTTTCTCTGCACTTACCTGCGCGACCATATCACCGATGTGGACGGGCTCCAGGTGGGCAGCAAGAAGCCTCCCGACTATCAGGGCGCGTATCCGCTCGTCACTGTCCGAGACGATGGCGGCAACGCTGACGGGCTCGGCAATTTCGACCGAAGCATCGGCGTAAACGTGTACGGGTGGAGTCGACAGGCCGAGAAGCCATGCAAGGATTTGGCCCGCCGCGTCTACGCGGCGCTCACCGAACATCCCGCCATCGCCCTCGCCAAGGATTCGCCGGTCATCGGCGTGGACGATTCCGCGTGCAACGGGCCCTACCCGGTGTCCGACGATTCCGACACCGCGCACTACTACCTGATCGTCGAATATTCGACGGTTGGCGAACACTAACCAATCCCTTAACCGTTTTCCTAGACCCTGCATGCGTTGCGGGGTCTTTTCATTTTGAAAGGACATGGAATGACAGCAGACAACCAGGGCAACGACCTTGATTCTGTCAAGAACGTACTCACATCGAAAATCATCGTCGCCCCCTATGTGGCAGGCAAGACGCTGACCGCCTCGCAGATCGCGCCCTCCGTGGCGGACCCGATCACCGAACTCGGCGACGTGTTCGGTTCCGACTCCGCCGCCGTGGGCCTCATCACCAGCGACGGAGCGCCGCAGGACGCGCGCGACGGCGACGACGCCACCGAATTCCATCAGCCGGGCTACACGCTCAACGCCGACCCGACGCTGACGCTCGCGTTCACCGCCGCCGAGGACAACGACCTCACCCGCCTCATGACCATCGGCAAGCCCGATGAAACCGGCGTCTACCACGTCCGGGACATCATCCAGGACACCAAGTGGTTCGCCTATCAGGAGACCATCTACAAGTTCGGCCGCAAGCGCCGTCGTCTCGGCGTCATCCAGATCACCGGCAACGAGCCGGCGCAGGATACGCGCGGCGAGGTGTCCGGCCTCTCGCTGACCGCCACATGGCAGCTCGATCCCGCCGTGGACGGCGGCAACAGCCGCTACCTGCAGTCCTACGCGGCGGCCTGACAACGATTCCCTCCCCGCATGACCTCTCTCCTGTCGGCATGCGGGGAGCCCCAACACCAACGACGGGAGAAACACATATGACAGGAGAAAAACATCATGGCCAAGACACAATCCATCACCCCGACCATCGCCGAATTCGATGATTGGGACGAGACCAAGGAAACCGAGGCCCTCGCCGAGGTCGCCAAGCAGGTCAAGGTGCGCCACATCATCAAGAACAACGAATACTGGGCGCTGACACCCGGCGGCACCGTCTACAAACTGCCCCTCTATCTTTCCATCGCCGACTTCGAGGCCCTGTCCGGCGCGTCCACCGACACCGACAGCCTCGACCAGGTCAAACGCATCCTCACCGTGTTCGCCGGCGACGAGCAGGCCAAGCAGCTCGAAAGGGAGCCCATGCAGGTCGCATTCAACCTCATCCAGGATTATGGGGAGACGCTCGCCAAATCGCAGGGCGTCGAACTGGGAAAATCGCAGACTTCTGCCGAATCCTCAACTCCGAAGACGGAGTAAGGATACGCGCCGACTTCGCCCGATTCGGGTGGAGCGTCGAACACGATCTCGGCCGGCGTCTCCCCTACCGTGACGCCATCGACCTGTACACGGCGTTGTGCGGCGACCCGGCCTCCTACACGGGAGCCTCGCTCATCGGCCTCATGTTCCCCATGAGCGCCACCGACATCACCGTATTGCAGCTTATCGGCGCTTCCACGCTGCTCGGCGACGTGGACGGCGAACCCGAAACGGACGAGCCCACCGCCGAGGAGATCCACGAGGCCGAATCTCATATGAGCAAGCTCTTCGGATAAACAACCATCGACTGAAAGGAGCCGTCTTATGGCTTTCGGATCGGAAGTGGGAACCGGCCACGTGTCGATATTCCCCTCGATGAAGGGATTCAGGTCAGCGGTCGACAAGGAGATGCGGGGAGCCGGCAAGTCCGGTTCCAACCGTTTCTCGCAGGCGTTCGGCAACGGTTCGAAAATCGGCAAATCGTTTGGCGGCAACTTTAAAAAGGCGTTCGGCGCGGGTGCCCGGGGCGCTGCCGACGAGGTGCTGAAGCCGTTGAAGCGTGACGTGGCGCAGGCGTCCTCCAAGGCCAGTGCCGCGCTCCTGAACTACCGTCAGGCCACGGTCAACGTGCAGCGGGCGCAGGAGAGGCTCAACGCGGCCATCGCCAAATACGGGCCCGACAGTACTCAGGCGCAGACCGCCTCCATCAACCTCGAGAAAGCCCAGTTGCGTCAGGCCACCGCTCTCGACAAGTCCAACGACGCCGCCGAACGGCTCGCGGACGCGAAGAAGGCGCTCAAGGCCGCCGAGGCCGAACTCGCCAAGGGCACCAACACGGTGTCCGGATCCGTGAAGACGATGGCAAGCTCGTTCAAGGCCGGATTCGCCAGCATCAGCCGAGGCCAGAGCTCGTTCACCGGACTTTCCGGCGCATTGGGTTCGCTCGTGCGAAGCCTGCTCGGCGTGGATGCCATCTGGAAACCGTTGGGCGCGAAGATCAGCGGCTTCGCCAGCACGGCAGTAGCCAAACTCAGCGGCTTCGCCGTACAGGCCGGCGCGAAAATCCAAACCGGCCTCAAAGGAGCCATCAGCGCCGCCCAGCAAACCCTCAAAGGATGGGGCGGCAGCATCGCCGCCACCGTGTCAGGCATCGCCAAACCAATCGGCGCGGCAATCACCGCATGGACGCAACCGATTCGCGACTGGGGAAGCCGCACCGGCAACACCATCAAAACGGCAGTCGCTACTTGGACCGCACCCATTCGATCATTCGGCGGCAAAATCGGCTCCGCCATCGGAGATGTCGTAGGAACAGTAGGACAGAAACTCACACCGGTAGCCAACGTAGCCAAGAACTACTTCGGCAACATCGCCACTGCCGCCGGCGCGGTGTGGGCGAAGCTCCCGTCCGGCGCGCAGTCCGCTGCGGGAGCCATCGGCGGCGCATTGGGTGGTATGGCCTCAAGCGCTGGGAACGCGTTCAAAGCCCTCGCCTCCACGTCGCTCAATGCGCTCAAGGGACTTTCCACCGGTGCGGTCGCCGCCATCGGAGCAGGTGTGGCAGCCATCGGCGGCACGCTGGTGGCCACCGGCAAGCAGGCGTTGGGCGCGTACGCCACGTGGGAGCAGGCGGTCGGCGGCGTCGACACCCTGTTCAAGGACGCTTCCGGCACCGTGCAGAAGTACGCTGCCGAAGCGTACAAGACGGCCGGCGTCAGCGCGAACGAGTACATGAACCAGGTCACGAGCTTCTCGGCGTCGCTCATCAGCTCCCTCGGCGGAGACACCGCCAAGGCCGCCAAAATGGGCAACATGGCGCTCACTGACATGTCGGACAACGCCAACAAGATGGGCACCGACATCCAGACCGTCCAACAGACGTATCAGAGCCTCGCTCGCGGCAATTACGCCATGTTGGACAATCTGAAACTGGGTAGACTAGCATTAGCCGCTTAAATTGCTCAGTATAAACCTCGTGAAAACGGTGGAACCCCTACGGTAAGCCGAGGGCAATACCGTGCGAAGCCGACAATTCCCAGTCGGAACGTGTAACGACTATCGAAAGCACGTCATCATGGCGGAAGCGAGTAGAGTACGCCCAAGCGGGCGGAAGTGCGAGGGACGGGTGAATCCCGCCAAGAGATAGTCTGCTCTGCACGGAGACGTGCAGCAGCCCTCCGGGGCGGGCAGTGCCTAGCGCACACTGCCGAACATCAGGTATGGCGGCACCAAGAGCGAGATGGAACGCCTCATCTCGGATGCGAACAAGATGCCCGGCGTGCTCAAGGACGGCAACGACCTGAGCGTCGACTCATTCTCCGATGTAGTCGAGGCCATCAGCCGAGTCCAGAAGGAGATGGGCATCTCCGGCACGACCGCAGATGAGGCAGCCAAAACCATCGAGGGTTCGGTCGGCGCGATGAAGGCCGCCTGGCAGAACTGGCTGGCCGGACTGGGCAACGAGAACGCCGACATGGGCGCTCTCAGCCAGCAATTGGCAGAATCCATCGGCACCGCGTTGAAGAACATCGTGCCCCGAATCGGAGCCATCGCCAGGGGCGTCGTCTCTGCGATACCCTCACTGTTCAACAGTCTCGTGGATCTCCTACCGGCACCGTTCCAGAAAGCGGTGGATGCCGTCGGAAGCGTGTTCAAGAACCTCGGCAATGCCATTGCTCCAGCACTCGCTGCGTTCACAGCGCTGGGAATGGGCGGCATCGCGCCTTTGCTCTCTAAAATTCCACTACTCGGCGGCGTATTGGGAGGATTGGCTGGACCGTTGAGTGCACTTGGCGGTCCTATCGGCATGGTGGTGGCTGCAATCGGGACACTTATTGCCACGACTCCTGAGCTCAAGAAAGCGTTCGGCGATCAGGCAAGAGCCTTGTTTGAACGGTTCAAAGCCGAGCTCCGATCCATGAAGCCGGTATTTGACAAGCTGTCCGAGACCTTTAAGGCTACAGTCAAACAGATCATGCCGGTCATCACGGACGCGTTGGGCACGCTCGTCCCCGTGGTCGGCCTGATCATGCAGTCGCTGCTGCCGCTCATCCCCACAATCATGGAACCGCTCATGGCGGCACTGGAGGCGATTCTGCCGGTCATTGGTCAGATCGTGTCCGGCGTGCTGCCCCCGCTGGCGGAGATGCTGTCCGCGCTGCTGCCAGTCGCCGGTCAGATCATCGGCATGATAGTGCAGGTCGCCGAGCAGATCGGCGCGGTCGTCACCGGGGCGGTGACCGGCATCATCGGTATCATCCAGCAGCTCATGCCCGTCATCCAAGGCATCCTGAGCGTCGTGAGCGGTGTCGTGAGCGCAATCATCGGATTCATCACCGGTATGCTGTTGCCTGCGGTGCAGGCGATGCTCCCCTACGTGTCGGGTGTCATCAACGGCATACAAGGCGTGATACGGGGCGTGGTCGGCGTCATCTCCGGTGTCATCAGCATGGTCGCCAACCTCATCAACGGCAACTGGCGAGGCGCTTGGAACAGTTTCAAGTCGATTCTTTCCAGTGCTGCCGGAGCCGTCGGGGGCTTGGTATCGGGCATCGTGAACGCCATCCGGGGCGCGTTCGCCGGGGCGGGCAGCATGCTCGTAAGCGCCGGCGCGCAGATCATCAGTGGTCTGTGGAACGGCATCAGCGGTGCCATCGGCGGATTGTACGCGAACATCAAGGGCGCTTTGAGTGGTCTGGTCGATAAGGCGAAGGAGGCGCTCGGCATCCATTCCCCGTCGCGAGTGTTCAGGGATGAGGTCGGTCGTTACATTCCGCCCGGCATCAGCGAGGGCATCGACAAGGCGACACCCGCCTTGCAGCGCAACATAGTCCGGCAGGTGCAGGGCGTGACGGATGCCGCCCAATCGGCTTTCGGGCCGATGACGCTGCGCTCCGCCATCGGATTGGACGATTCAGTCGCTTCGGCCACCACCGGCAACGGTCTGGCCGATCTTGCGACCATCATCACCGAGATTCGCGGCCTGCGCTCCGATCTGCAATCCCTGCATGAGGATTTGGGGCCGACCATTGGCAAGTACGCGCCGACCATGAGCCTGCGCGAGTGGAAGCGCGCGTTCAACATCATCTGATTGGAGGCATGGTTTGCAGACAATGACCTACCGGTGCGGTGCTACACAGGATCGCACCGTGAACCTCATCGACCCTGCGGGGCTCATGGTCAAACGCATCGAACCATTGCGCACGCACGCGTGGGAGGTGGAGTTGGCCGCTCACGGCATTGACTCCGCCTCCCTCAACGCGTCAAGCGTCCAATTGGAGGCTACATGCGCCGACCTCAACGTGCTGGACGTGGCTGGCGAACTGTTCGACGCGGACGTTAAGGCCGTGGCCTCGTCCCGTAGCAAGGCCGATTCCGGTCTGCTCACCGTGGACGGCTGGTCGCAGACCGCGCTCGTCACCGGAATCGAACCATCCTATGACCCGCCCGGCCCCGCGAAATACACGCTCACCGTCGCATTGCTCGACGGCCTGTGGCGCAAGCGCGACGACGTGCAGCATTTCTGGTCGGACGCATTGCAGCCCGGCTTGGATTTGGATTATCCGCATGATTATCCGCATGATTACATGCCGACGACGCGAAACGCTTCGGTCGTAAACAGCGCGGTTTCCGCGATGCCGTTCGAGATGGTGATCTACGGGCCGGTCAGCGAGCCGTCGATCACGATGGGAGGCAACACATATGAGTTGCATATGGACATCCCCAGTGGCGCGTATGTGACCATCAACAGCGTCGAGGGCCAGCGCAGCATTGTCATGACGGCCGAGAACGGCGACCTCACGAACGTGTTCGCCAAAGGCGAAAGAGGCACTGGCATGGGCTCCGGCTCGTACATTTTCGAACCACTGCCGTCCGGTGAGCACCAAGTGCAATGGAAAGGCTTCGGCTTCGACCTAACCGTGATCCGCGAGAGGAGCGTGCCGGCATGGCTGACCTGATCATCACCAACGGCAAGCACGTCGATACATCGGCCATCGCCGAATACACGCTCGATTGCGCATGGGGAAGCGGTGAGAACGATTTCGAGTTGACCGTGCCGCGTTTGATCGATTCGGGCGCTTACGTGTATCTGGATGGTTCGGAGTGCGGCGGAATCGTGGATGCGATGGAAGACCAGCTCACTTCCGGCGTCAGTACCATCACCTATTCGGGTCGCACGTGGCATGGCGTGCTGGCGGACAAGATTTTGGAGCCGGACAAGGGCAAGGATTATCTGACGGTTTCCGGTTCCGCTTCCTCGGTCATCGGCTCGCTCATCAGCCGTGTGAGGCTTGATACGGTGTTCGGCGCGGTTGCCCCACCTGACGGAGACGACCCGACCATCAAAACCTACCAGTTCGACCGTTACGTGGATGCGTATACCGGTTTGCGGAAGATGTGCGCGGCCAGCGGTTTGAAGCTCAGAATGGCCTATGCGTCCGGCCGGGTCAACATTTGGGCCGAACCGGTCGCGCATTACGGCGACTCGATTGATTCCGATTTGATCGATTTCGACGCGACCCGCACATGGAAGAAACCGAATCATCTCATCGGCCTGGGCAAGGGCGAAGGTGCCGGTCGAACGGTCGTCCACTGGTACGCGGATGCTGCGGGCAACGTCAGCCAGACCCAGTCGCTCAGGGGCGTGGACGAGATAACGCAGGTCTACGACTATTCGAGTGCCGAGACCGCCGAACTGAACCAGAAGACCCGTGAGAAACTACAGGATCTGCAGTCCGAGGGCGATGTGAAGGTCACCGTCCGCGACGACGCGAACGTGGTGTTCGATGTTGGCGACACCGTGACCGCACGTGACAATCTCACGGGCATCACCGTCAACGCGACTATCAGCAAGAAAATCGTCAAGGTCTCGGGCGGCGTCCTAAGCGTCGATTACGAGGCCGAATAGAAAGGAACGTCATGGCCAAGAACAACGACTGCATCGTCGCCGAATGCGACCGATGCGGAAGATTCGCCTGGTACACCCCATCGAACGCGGACGCCCTGAAAAACGACTGGTGGGACGTGCAACGCCTCGACGCCGACGGCAACCAACACGGCTACTACTTCTGCTCCAACTGCCACCAGGAATACGTCAACCGTCTCAGGGACGCCGACAACAGCTTCGAATCATGGAAGAAGAACGGAGGCAAGCAGAATGGTTGAACTCGTAACCGGACATGCGAACAAGGCGCACGCCACGGCGGAACAGGCCGCAGGATTGAACGCCGGCATCCTCGGTTTGGATGATTATGTGCTCGACGTGCACGATAAGTTCGAAATCACCGTCGTTTCGGCGAACAAGGTGACTGTCGGCACGGGCGAGCTGGTCATGCAGGGGCGTCACGTCAGCCAGGGCACGCCCGAGGACCTGATCGTCACGAACGGCAGTCAGGGGCAGAAACGCAACGATCTGATCGTATGCCGCTATGCGAAGGGCTCGCAGTCGGTTGAGAGCGCGGAACTGGTGGTGGTCAGGGGCACGCCCACCACGGGCACGCCCACCGACCCAACGTTGAACACCACCAGCCCGTTGGACGGGGGCACCACCTACGATATGCCGTTGTACCGCATCCCGTTGGACGGCATCACCATCGGCACACCAGTGCCATTGTTTAATGTTTTGCGGCCGATGAGCGACGTGTGGGATTCCCTAACCCAGCCGAAACACAGGAATGTTCTGAAGTCCAAAACGTTCGATGGGATGAATGTATTGGCTGTCAGGAACCTTGGGGCAGTCACGATCTGGGTCGCGCAGGTCGGTTCAATCCGCACAACCGCAGAAGGCGTGGTAATCGGTACCGTCGAGGATGATTCGAGGCCTGCGGTGCCGGTGCGCTGCCTCTTCGGTACCAACAATGGCGTGTGGGGCATTGTCTGCGTTGATACGGGCGGCAACATCACGCTGACCCACAAATTCAACGACGCTGACGTCATATGGTCGTTTATCGACATCAGCTTCAGCTACGTCATCGCCTGAATGGTTTTCCCTAACCCCCAGCGTCTTGTACAACGCGAATGGGTGGAAGGTCACGAGGTGCGGGTCGATCATGGCCGTCAATGCGAGCGTGAAATTCGGCGGCGGCTCATGGGACTCGTTGAACTGCCCGTACACGGTGCCCGACGACCTCAGACCTAAAAAAGAGGTCGGCGTTCCGATGCTGGTCAGCAACGGCGGTAGCCATACTGGACTGCTTGTGGTCAATCCCTCTGGTCTGATACGAGCCGCGAACATTGGCAGTTCCGGCAGCAACGATAATCGAGTAGGCTACTTGACGTGGTTCGTCGGCGTCTAGGCTGGCATTGGGTCATCCGTGTACCAGACGCCGGTGCAGCCCGCGTAAGCATTGTTCGGATTGCCGAGCATGGTCACCTTGCCTGATTTTTCGCTGTAAAGGATTAGCGTGCAGTTTCCGCCGAACACCGCTATCGCAGTGTTTCCTGTCACCGGTCTGTAACCCTGTGGTATGGTTTCCTGCGCCGCCACGTAATTCTGATCGCCGCTTCCATCGAATTTCACGTTTCCGCTCGCGAAACACAGGCTGCCAATGCGGTCGAACCTGATAAGGCCACGGCTGTACGGCACTTTCCATGTTGCCGTGCGATGGGTTAGGGAATCCCGTTCAGGCGACCAAGGCTCGTTCCCAGAGGCGTTGCGCGTCTCGCAAAGCCGTGATATCCGGTTTGAGGTAATACTTTGCGGTGGTTTTGATGTCGCTGTGTCCGAGCATTTTGCTCACGATGGCGATATCCGCTCCCGCCGCCAGAGTGCTCGTCGCCCACGAGTGACGCAGGTTGCGTGCGGGCACATACGGCAGATCATGCCGTTTGCACCAGCTAGCGTATTGGCGTGCGGCTTGTGGCGGGGTGAGGGTGCCGATGAGTCGGCCTCCCTCGCGTGGTTTGATTTCGCGCAGTCGTTTGACGGCGAAGCGTGGCAACGGGAGCGTGCGGCGGCTTAATTCGGTTTTCGGCGGCACGACGGCCTCATGCCCGCCCACCCATTGCAGGCCACGCTCGACATGCAGCACTCCTGAGCGCAGGTCAATATCCGACCATTCCAGCCCGTACCCTTCCTCGGTACGCAATCCGCATGAGACGGCGCAGATAAGCCACGCTTCCAAAGGGTGAGCGTAGAAGCCCCGCAACAGCGTGCGCTGCTGACGGATGGTCAATATTCGCGGCTCGTAATGAGTTTTGGCCGGCAGTTGGATGTCACGCCTCGTGATGTCCACGTCCAAAAGGTTCCAGCGGATAGCCCGCCTGAGCATCGCGCGTAGTACGGCCCATGCCTTGCGTGCCGCGCCCGCGCTATCGAAACCGGCAAGCCATTTGTCGACCAGTTCCACGCTTATCGCGTCCATATCCGATGCGCCGAACACGGGTCTGACGTGCAACCGCCACGCGCTCTCGTAGCCCACGCGCGTGCTCTCACGCAGATTCCGCGTGCAATACGGCCAAAACCGGTTGGCCCAAAACTCTCGTAACAGCATTTTCAACCTCCAAAACCCACACGCCCGTTGGCCTATCCAACGGGGACGAACGTGTGGGTTTTCCAAAAAAGAGAGGGGAACGGGATGTCCCCATTCCAACAGTTATTCGGTTCCGTGGAATTCTGGAGCGCGGTCATTCTCGCCCTGATCGGGGGCGGCGGCATCGGCGGACTGGTCGGCGCATGGTCGAACAGCAGGAAGAACGAGGCCGATATCGACTCGATCACCGCCGACGCTGCCGACAAGGCCGTGAAAATCCTCACGGACAGCATCATCAGCCCGCTGCGTGAGCAGGTCGCCTACCAGGAGGAGCAGATACGGCATCTGGAGGAGGTGCAGCGCAAGTATTTCACGGCCGTGGCCTATACGCGCAGCCTGTTCCACTGGCTGCAGTCGTTCTGCGAGGTCACAGAGCCGGAGTTTCTGAAACGGCATCCCAAGCCCTCGTTGCCGGACGAGCTTCGCCCGGACGTGGCACCCGAAACAATCGAATCCAATAAGGAGGAACAGTAATGACCCAAATCCATATCAGCATCAGGAAGCCGAGGACCGGCGGCCTGGACCCGGTCACCGGCACGATGCGGTTCCGCCCGGTGCGTCGTCATTTCGACGCGGCGAAGAATCTTGTCATCGCGGCTTCGTTCGACGCGGACTTGTCCGAGGACGGTGAGTTGACGGTTGACCTGCTGCCCACGACGGGCGCGTTCGTCTGGCAGGTCATCGAGTTGGCGGACACGCCGCAGGCGTACACGCGTTACGTCGAGGTGCCGAACTCCAAGACCAAGGTCGAATACGCGGACCTCGTGGAAGTGGACGCCGGCACGTTCGTGCCGAAGGACATGACCGGCTCCCAACTGTTGAAGGTTCGCCGCGCTTCCACCCAGTCGGAGGCGGAGACGCTTTCCGCCCAATACCCGGACGAGCTGGTGTTCTTCGACGAAACGGCCACGACCGCGAGGGCCGCTATGGCCATGAGCACGTTGGAGTCCATCACGGCCGAAGCGCAGACGAACGCCGCGTTGGCTAAGAGCGCCATGCTGAGCGCCCGGTCCTCCGCGGATTCGGCGACCGCCGTCCAGTCCAATTTGAATGTTCTCGCGTCGAACGCTAGTGTGGCGGCGGCTTCCGTCGCCAATGATTCGCAGACGGTGGCCGACACCGCCAACGCGGTTGCGGCGAAGGGCGAGAGCGCTATCGCCACCATCGATTGGGCGGTTCAGGCGGTGAAGGATAAGGCGGAGGCTGCGACCACCGTACTGCCTTCCACCGGCACCGCCGAGGAAACCACGGAGGAACCCGGCAAGGACTCCACGCCAGCCAAGGCCAAGAAGGCCACTGTGAAGGAGGCCTGATCATGCCAGCCTTATACGCCGGCAAACGTGTCGGCAAACCATTGATGGGCGGTCACACGTACAACGCCCTATTCAACGGCAAGCTCGTATGGCCCCTCGACAAGGATACGGTGGTCTCCATCGAGATCACGGATGATAAGGGCAATGCCCTGCCCAAGTCTCTGGCCGTCAACGGCAGTCTGAAACTGGGAGCCAAGGCCACCTATGCGGACGGGCATGTTGGCGACCTGCTGACCACCAAGGGCGTGACGTTCACGAGCAGGGACACGAGCACCGCCACGGTTTCGGGCAACACGCTCACGTGGCGGCATGGCGGAACCATATTGGTGACGGCCACGGTCAACGGTTTCACTTCCGCCGCCGTGTCCATCAGCGCGGCCTACGCGCCCGAGTCCATCAAGGTCACGGACGATTCCGGCAAACCCATCGACAACATCACCCTGCGCGTCGGCGAGAGCAAGAACCTCAAGGTGACGATCCTGCCCGATGCGGCATCGCAGGAGTTCGCGGCCAGCGCCGCCAGTCCGGATATCGCCGTGGTTGGCGACGCGAAACCGACCGGCATCACCGTGTCGCCGGAATCGTTGACATTGAGGGTGGGCGAAACCGCCAGCCTGAACGTCAACATCCTGCCGGATTACGCGCCGCAGGAGTATACGGCATCCATCAAGGATGTGAGTCTCGCATCAGTCAGACAACAGTAAGGGGCAATATCATGCCAACAACAACAGCGTTTAGGGGGGGCTAGTGTCCGCGCCCTCAAGGAGGGCGACACCTCCATCACCATCACCGCAGGCAGCATCGTAAAGACCATCCCGGTCAGTGTATGGGGAAACAAATGGGTGCTGCCCACCCTGCCCGCCACGCGCAACGGAATCACGTTCACCGCGGCCGGCGACGGCATGGTACACGCGAAGGGCACAGCGACCGACTGGGCGACCATCCTCGTCACCCAGGACCTGCCGGCCGGCGAGTACACGCTCGAACACACGCTCGCCGACGGTGTCGGCCTGTTCTGCGAGCTCAAATCCACGGACGGCAGGATCGACCTGTTCTCGCATGGCACGGTCAAGGCGACGCTCCCGGCGGGCGACTACCGGATGCTCGTCAGTGTCTCGCCCGGCAAGACCGTGGACGCAACCATCACCCCAATTCTCAGGAAACTCAACTAAGGCCCCGATATTGGGGCCTTCACCATAAAAGGAGGCCCCAATATGGGCGCACTATCAATAACCGGTATCAAACCGGGGTCCACGAGTCTGAAACTGACCGCCGGCAAGATTACGAAAACCGTGCCGATTACCGTATTGTCGCGTAACCTGCTGTCCTACGGTCCCGCCGAGGGCAACGGGTTGACCGCCACCGTCAACAATGACGGGTCGCTGCACGTCACCGGCACCCCAACACGGCAGTGGCGTGGACTGTCGTGGACGTTCCACATCCCGGTACAAGAGACCATGATATTGCGTACCAGCGTTTTTATCAGCGGTTTGAGTGTCAGCGTCAAATTCCTCGACGCCAAAGGCGGGCCGCTGGGAGGCCAGCTCGTCTCGGACGGCGCTGCCATGGCAGCGCCTGACGGCACCGTCAGCCTGCGCCTCGACCTCCTGAGCAGCGAGGCCACGCCCACCATGAAGAACGGCGACCTCAAAGTCCAGCTTGAATCCGGCAATACCGCACACGAGTGGATGCGACCCGACAACACCAGCCTCAGGGGGGGGGGTGGATGGTAAACCAGCGAACCTGTATCCGCGTGTCACCGGCCTGCCTGAAACATTGGGCACCAACCCGGGGATTGCGGTCACGGAAACAACGCCGGGAACCTACCGGTTCAAAGGCTCCACCACGGGTGCGGTTGGCTCATGGAACGTTTTGCGGGGCGCAGTCCATGTGGAGGCGGGCACGTACGCGATGGACTTCACGGAATGGCCGTTCGGCGATAACTCATGGCTGTTCGGCGTGCAAGCCTCCATCACGCCCGATGACGGAAGCGGCAGACAAGAAGCGTTCGGCCCCACTAGCTATGGGCCGAAACCCTTGAAGGCCGGCACTCTCCAATGCAACATTTTCGTCAACACCACGGGCGAGGTCGATAAGACGTTCACTCCCCGCCTGTACAAGATCGACTGATTCTAGCCCCACACCATTCCGTGTGGGGCTTTTCCATTGACGGCCCCGAGTGGGCCGTGACAATCCTGACCCACGACCGTGGGCCACAAACAACAATCCATCCCGAGAAAGGGGAAAACATTGGTCAATAACAAGGACAAGCCGTTGTGGAAGCGTCTGCTCGCCAAGGGTACCGCGCTGGCAGCCGCCGTGTGCATGATGCTGCTCCCGGCGACCGCGCACGCGGACATGCAGGGCGTGGACATGAGCAACTGGCAGTGCGGCGCGGACGTGTACAACATGCAGGCCGATTTTATCGTGGTCGGCACCACATGGGGCACCGGGCAAGTCAACAACAACTGCTTGGTGTCCGGCGTCAACACGGACGCCAACCGCATGATCGCCCAGGCGCAGGCATCCGGCAAGAAATTCGGCCTGTATCACTACGCGATGGGAGGCAACCCGGAAGCCGAGGCCCAATTCTTCTGGCGGAATACGTCGAACTACTGGCGTCACGGCATCGTGGCGCTCGACTGGGAGATGGATGATAACCCCGCATGGGGCAACTGGGACTGGGTACGCCGGTTTATGACTGAGTGCGAGCGGCTTTCGGGTGGTGTGCGTCCGTTGCTGTACACGGCTCCTGTCGCGGGCACCATCCCTAGCGACATTCGCGCCAAATACGGTTTATGGATTGCCCAGTACGCCAACACGTCTCCGACAGGCTATCAGGCATCCCCGTGGATGATCGGCGTGTACGGCGAGGCCATGCGCCAGTACAGTAGTGCGGGCGTGGTCAACACGTGGAGCCCCATCGACCTTAACATTTTCCGTGGCGAGGCATGGCAGTGGGACTTGTACTCCAACCCCGCAGGCAAGACCCAGACCACGACCCCGCCGCAGGCCGAGAAGCCGCCGACCCAGACCGTCGACCTACAGGCCCTCGCCACCGCCGCCATCCGTGGCGACTACGGCAACGGCCAGCAGCGGCGCGACGCGCTCGGCGCGAACTACGACAGGGTCATGGCGATCGTCAACCAGCGACTCAACGGCACCACTACCGTCGTGCCGCAGCAGACCACGCAGGCCAACACGACCCGCGTGACCGTCCGCTCCGGTGACACCATGAGCGGCATCGCCTCGCGTACCGGCCTGTGGCCGCTGTCCGCGTGGAGCGTGCCAAGCGGCAACCTTAACGTGATCTATCCCGGTCAGGTCGTCACCTACAACGGCGGCGGCAGCGTCGCCACCGGCAGCAACGCGCCACCGGCCACCCGCACCGTGACCGTCCGCAGCGGCGACACGCTCGGCGGCATCGCGGCACGCCTCGGCATCGGCTACACGCAGCTCACCGGCTACCACAGCGGTAATCCGAACCTTATCTACCCGGGCGAAGTGCTGCATTACTGATAGCCCGAACCCTACCTAGGAGCCTCGAACCCGACACCGGGCGAGGCCCCCAGGCTCATATTCAGAATCGAGTACACAATATGACTGACGAAAACACCGAACCCAAGACCGCCGGCACGGAGCCGACCGTGACCGATTGGCTGCTGCCGAATCGCGTCTATGACGTGCTCAAATGGCTGGGCCTCATCGTCCTGCCCGCACTCGCCGTGTTCGTGGGCACGGTCGGCCCCGCATGGGGCTGGCCGCACGTGGACGCGATAGTGACCACGCTCAACGCGCTCGGCATCCTCGCCGGCGCTCTCATCGGCGTCAGCGCCATCAAACAGCGCATCGACCTCGCCGCATGACCACCACACACAGTTCGGCCCCGTCCGGCATCGCAGACAGCTCCATGAGCTTGACTGCGGCCGGACGGGGCCGATTTCGCGTTGTGGCAGAGGGCTTCGCGGGCCCGATTTTTTGCCCACATTTTGCCCACATTATTCCGGTAAACCGAGGGAATACGAAGGAATCGGCGGGAATAAGAAAAGCCGCTCAGCCTTACTCCCGTAAGGCAAAGCGGCTATTTCCAACCCTCGC